CGCCTCATCCGATTTGGCTTCCAATAGGGCGTACGTCTTAAGAATCTGCAGACGCTCTTTCTCACCAGCGATGGTGGCGAGTTCGATTTGGCGATCGTAATACCGCTCCAGTTGCACCATCCGCGCGGCGAAGTCGTTGTCGTCAGCCTTAAACCAGGCCGCTTTGTTCTCCGCCTCCAGATCGCGCAGACGAGCTTGTTCGGATTTCTGTTTCTCAGCCTGCTCTTCCGCAGCCTCTTTGCGGAGTTGCGAAAGCTTTTGAGTGTGAATCTGATTAGCCAGTTTCCGTAGCTTGTCCGCCTCATTCAACATGCCGATGCGCTCAAGCTGGCCCGCCTTTTCCATCAGGTCGGCACGCTCAAACTGCAGTCGCCTTTCCGCTTGCAGGCGTGGATCAACCACCGCACCGATGGCCGCCTGCTGTTCGGTCGGAGCCACCACCGTCTCTACCAGTCGTCGTCCCAGCGCCTCCGCCTGCGCTTTGCTCAATTGGCGCAGTTGGTCAATCTGCGAATCCACCGCATTCATTTCATCGCGAATATTGTTCTGATAGGATTCCGACAACCGATCGCGCGTACTCCACAGATTGCTCAGTTCCGCCTGCGCCTCATTGGCCTGAGCGATCATGGCATCCGTCACGCCAAGACGCCAATCGCGCAACTGCTCATCTGTTACCTCCGAATACGTATCCCTCCGCGACTGATTGCGATTTCGGAACATCGCAAGGCTATCGGAAATCTCCTGTTCAATCGCTCTGGCCCGCACCTGCGCTTCGGCAATCTTGTCATCGAGGAATTTCACCTCGTCCATAGCGGTCAGTTCCGCACCACCAGACTTGCGTTCCAGCCCCGCACGTTTGGTCTGCAGGGCTTCAATGGCTCGCTCCGCATGATCAATAATGTCCTGAGCCTCGCGCTCGGGACCGGCTAGACCGGCCGCTGTGATCTGACGGAGCAATTCTGATTCCACCATGACCGATTGTGTTCGGGCCTCAGACGCCTGATTGACCAATCGCATCTGCACATCCAGCGCCGCATTCATGGCGTTGGTCAAACCCATGATTCGTTCGGTTTCCTGGCGCCAACCCGTGATCGTGCCGAGCACCACCTCCAACTCACGGACCGTGGAACCCAACCCTAGCGGTAGTCGCTTGAGCGACTCAGCCGCCTTCTCCATGTTGCCGCTGAATACTTCCGCCAGCACATTGATGGTGCTTAGACCCAATCGCAACGCGGTCAGAGCCGCCACAGCATGGAGCATCGTGCCGCCAATACCGCCGAACACATCCACTTTGGCGCGGGCGTTGATGTCCTCCACCTTTTTGACGACCGTCTGCTCAGCGGCGCCCATATCGCGCTCGAGCTTGTCGAGCTTGACCTCAATGCCCACATAAAGATCGGCGAAGTTATTTTCCACGCGGCGCTTTCTTCAGCAGTGGGATGATCGTATTTTTCCAGTCATTGATCGCCGGTCGCACCCACGGGCGCGCCTGCATCTTGCGGGTGCCGACCTCGAGGTACAGGCCATACATCAAGTCTGTACCCACCCGTGCCCGCAGCATCGCAACGTCTTTACGATCGATCTGGACCGAGCGCCGCAGGTGGCCTGTCTGCACCGCCGGGGAATCACCCGGGGCGCTGGATTTGTAGCGCAGGCCCGCATGTTGGCGGCCGGCGCCAGCATGACTGAGCTGTAATTTCATCAGCCGTTGCAACTCCACCGCCGCCAGATCGACCACAGCTTCAGCCTTTTTATGCAAAGCGTATAAAACCTGGGCCTTGTGAAAACTGGACGATTGACTGGGCATGACTATCCAAACCGTCCTTCCCGTTTACGCTCCATCAGCCGCAGTTGCCGGTCCGCACTCTCCATGCCGCCCTCTATGTCCGCGATGCGCGACAGGTACGCTTTGACCTGCCCGGGCGTCATATTCACAATCCGTTGCCCGGGGTAATAATGCTCGATCTGAGCCGCGATCATGGCCCAGTCGATGGGCTGCCGGTCGTCCTCGATAAAGGGCTGCCATCTTCTTCCTTCTCGCCCTTAGCGGCGGATGGCTGCAAACGAAAGCCCCACAACTCAAAGCCCACCGCCAAGCGCTCCACCGGGTCCAGCGGCAGCGTATGCACATCCGCCATCGTGGCCGATGAATTGGCCAGCTTCAGGCTTTGCAGGAGCACGCGGTTATTGCCGTCGGGTGTTTTCGACCAGCGCATGCCGTCGAAGGTGTCGAGGTGCTTATCGTCGAGGTCGCGCAGGGCGTCGAGTTTTTCACGCTGGCTGGACTTCGCCAGCTCCAAGGTTTTCATCAGCGCTTGGCGCTTCTGCTCGCGCAGTTCGGCTAATAGTTCGCCGAGGTGCCCCATGTGTAGGCGGGGGAAACTGTAAGTGGTGCCGTCGATCTGCCGCACAATCGCGGCGGCTGTCGCATTTTCCAAGTCCATTGAATACTCTCCTTCTGTTCTGTAACGGGCGCGAATCAGCTCACGCCGCTGACCCGAACCATGATCACGTCATCCGGTTTTTCAGGCAGCGCGCGCAGCGGCAGCGGCTTGGGCTTGCCGCCGTTGTTGCGCATAACACTGATCAATTGGGTGCAGCGATTGATCGCTTCCGCTTGTGTCTCACCCCATGCTTTGCTGCCATCGAGCTGCGGGGCTTCGACACTGTATTGCTCCCGCTCCTCATCGAAGCGAACCCACAGTTCCAACGAATAGGCCGCCGGGAATGAGGCCTGCGGCGAGGTCATGTTGGGGTTGTGCTTGGCGTTTCGGATCGTTCCTAAGGCCATGTCATACTCTCCTGCTTCGTGGCTCACTCGCCGTCGACGGAACGCCCGCCAGCGGCATCGTCAGCCTGTTTATGCCGTCTGATCCCACGTTTGCGTGACGGCGCCCTGATTGGTGCCGCTGTAGGCCACGTCGAATTTAGTGCCCTGCTTCGACGACCGATTCATGCGCACCTGGGTGATGAGTGCGGTGCATGCATAGGTGCATCCGGTGGCGGCCGTCAGCGTCACCGTACCCGCGCAGGATGCCGGGGCGAACGTCGCCGCCAGCGCGGTCCCCGAGATCGGCGAGGTGCTGGTGGCGTTGAACTCACCAGTGCCCGCCGCGTTGAACGTGAATTTACAGATGGTGGCGGCCGCATTGGTCCAACCCACGTCCGCGAATGCCGTGGTATCGACTTCGCCAAAATCGAAGGTTGCGTCCCACGTTTCAAAATCGGCATTGAAGCCGGACATCAGCGACGCATTGCCGCCCGCGCCTGTAATGAGTGCCATGATCGGAGTCCTTTCCGTTTAGCTGGTGGTGGCTCGTATCTGCCACCGGCTGGTGATTCGATAAGCGCCGTCATCGACGCTGTGGATGCCACGCTCAATGCACCGGACCGTCCCGCCGGTGTGATTGCTGAGGGTGATCGCCGCTTTTTGAAGCAGCGTGAAAAGTTTGTCGTTGGTTTGGGTCAAAGCGTAATTGCCCAGCCGCACCTCGCCCCACAGATCAAACTGGATTTCCGTATCCAGGTGATCGGCGGAAAAGTGCGAATCCGGTCCATCGGTCACGACGAACCAGCGAGCCAGCGGCAGCGCCGCCTCTTCGGGGGCCATGCCCTGATAGATGCGTCCGCTGACCGCCGCATAGAACGTCCCCGCGCCCTGATTGGTGGTCAGCAGCGTGTTGAATCCAGCCTCAAGATCGGCGGTAGCGGTGCTCATGGGGTGGCGGCAACCTCCTCACAGTCCAGCTCGATCACCACGTCCTGCTCAATCAGATTCAACGGCGCCGTGGCAACCCGGAAATACCGCGTGGTCGCGGTGCCGGTGCGGTCATCGCTATAGACGAGCCGGTCGTCGCTCTGAATGTCATTGTTCGGAGCGGCGAACACCGTCACCATGCGCGGCCCCCGGAGCGCACCATACTTCATCGCCTTGGCCGCCTTCATGGGCTGGACCGACACAGCCACAGCGGTCAGATGCTGCGCCCAGGTTTGCACAGGCGAGCCGCCGCTGTCATTCGCTTCGGTGGAGCGTTCGACCGTGACCGTCTGGCGCAGAAGATGGAGGGGGGTGGTGGCCATGGTTTACGCGGCGATCGCCTCCCGGCAGTAGGGGGCCATGATGCGCTCCTGCTCGGTGGTGAGCGTGACGCCGTCGGCGAGGG